GTTAGGGTCGATATTTTATTGATCTTCATAGCGAATTCTCCACCCAAGGTTTGCTTGCATATGCAAATCATCCCCTGATCGAATTAGTATTAAATATACTGCACCAGTTGAAATATGTTCTACAGTCATTGGGCTGTCACTTCCTCGGTAAACTACTCCCAAATTCTTCAGTTTGATGAATTCGTTAACCACCCAATCATTTCCTTCAGGTGTTGATGTTGGAGCCAATCCATATTTGTTGGTTATATTGAATTGGAAAGATGGGATACTCCACATCTTATCTCGGAGAATGGCAAATCTGGCTCTTTCATTGAGATTGATCTCACTGTCGATGTCAGTACTTGTAGATCCACCAGTGGTATGCCCTCTTAAAATAGTGCTTAAAGTTGGTAAAGCTTGCTGAGGACCTCGGTCATAAATCACCAGCATTCGAACCATCCCAGGAGCTGAGAAGTAATCTTCTGCACTACCACCACCTGGGTGATTATGACGTGGGCGAAGGTATCCTCGGATATGAATATTCTTCATTTGGATTTTGTTTCCTTCTCTTCTGAAGAAGGAATCACCGACTTGAATACCATTCATTAGGTACACCATGTTATTTGAGGCCCCATCAGCTGTGTTGAACTGGTAAATTTCACTTGAGACATCCATGCCCTTAATCTCGTGGCTTCCCATACCCGACATCCCCCGGATCGCGGGTAGGGAATTTAGTGAATTTCTTTGCAGCAAAAGAGCCTGCATTCTTGCCTTTTTCCGCAATTCCAGTGTCTTTCCCACCCTGTCACTGCCTCCACTTTTCTTACTTTTCAACGACCTACTTGCCATTTTTCTCGCAAATCTCCGCTAAAATCCCTTGGATGGTTCGACAGAACCGGGGATTTTTAAATATTTATTTTTTTTAAAAAATAAATAATCAAATAAATAAATAAAGTATAAAATATTATCTGCTCCTATATCAGCCCCCTACAAAACGCTAAATGGGCTGGGAGTGGCAAGCGCCTAATATTACTAGCGCTAGCCACTCCCATCCTCCCAGAGGATTTTAGCCGCAGCGAAAATTAAATTTTAGCGGAGGTTACCATTTAGTGGAACGGACTTTATTTATTTCTGCTTGCAATTAAGGTGGCGCGACTTTGTCGTGAAACTTTGTTAAAATAGTCGGGATCATTATCCCAATTAAATCTTTCCTCTCGGGTCAACCCGTCGGCATCCAGCCAGATAGTCTCCAGACTATCTTCTGTAATTTCCTCGGATTCATGGTCGGAAATTTCGATAAAGCTCGATACCATGTTGGGACTGTTTGGGACGCGACTCACTGTAGGCGTGTCCTGAACGGTCACAGTCGTGGTCGGTTGATCAGAGGGGGCAAGGCGAATAGGGCCTTTACAAACTACTACCCGAAGTCTGTCGAGAAGCGGGGCGATTTTATGAGGCTGGTTCGAGGCAACTCGGGCGAAACATTCTTCAGGTTCGTAGTTGGATAAGATAATAACCGGGAGGTTTTGTCGTTTCACAAGGGGGTCTTTACCCCTACGGGAGAGAGGGACCGGATCTCCAGATAAGATAGGGTTCAGTTCGGTAATAGTCTTCTGGGTGAAGAACTCATCCAGCACTATTAAATCATAGCAGAAGTCTTCGTATCCGTCCCACCATTTTTCGTCTTTGGGCCAGAAGTAGGTGGATAACTTGAAATCCTTTTCAAGGTTCATGATCAAACTCGTCTTCCCCATCCCCGGAGGAGCACAAATCCACAGTTGCTTCATCCGATGAGGTCGATTCTTCCTCAGATTCAAGTTCAGCCAGGAAGCAATCTCTTGATTCCAATATTGACAATAGTCTTCGACAGGTGAAACATGGACCGGAAGTTGTTGGGCCGCGGCATACGCTAATCGTTTGTCTCGCATTTCTAACCAACTGTTGAAGGCTTCTACCTTTTTCAGGTTCATCAGCATGTAGTCGGCGTGGTCCATCATGACCTCGTTGACGCTTTCCGGGCTGGATTTCCTCGCTTCGATCAGCTCTTCCGCTACGATCTTTGCACGGGTCGACTTCTTCTTTGAGGCTGCTTCCATGAACTCTTTCAGATTGAACTTCGGTTCGTTCAGAGCCAGATAGTTCCCCTCCTTCATCACGTACTGAAAAGCCTTTAGCATGCCTCCAGTGAAGCGACTCTGGATATTCGGGTGCTTTGCGGGTACAACCAGTGAATTGAAGACGTTTTGATCTCTGGAGCGGAACGGTCGTTCGAGACATATTGCAGCGTGTAGATGGAATGTACCGTCTTGGTGTTTTTCTTGGCAAATAACTCCTTTATCTAGATTACCAGCAAAGAATGCTTCAATCTTTTCAAGAAACTCGAGCAGGGAATAGTCACACTTAGGAAAAGTGAGAAAGATGCTTTTTGAATTCAGTTGGAAACTGCTACTTGCCATGCTTATTAAAATTTGAAAATTTTTCATATATTTTTATAACAAATTTTTTGGTAAAAAAAAATAAATATTTTTTTTTAAAAAAAAATAAATAATTCACCAATAATTTATACACCTCTCTCCCCTCTTTGAAACACTCTAAATTTTTTCATTGGACGGCTAACTCCGGTTAGCTGAAAACATCGTCGATCTCACTCCGATTGGATATCCAATCTGACCATAATGATTGGTCCAAATCTGACCATAATGATTGGTCCAAATCTGACCACAACGATTGGCTGAAATCTGACCATAATGATTGGCTGTTCAACTGCCAATCAGATTGCGATTTAAACTCTCAACTAATCTACCAATCAGATTGCGATTTAAAGTCTCAACTAATCTGCCAATCAGATTCGTTCTTTAAATCTCAACTAATGTCCCCAGACATCGCTAAAAAAGTTAGGGTTAGGGTTAGGGTCGCTAAAAAGAATATGTTAGGGTTAGGGTTAGGGTTAGGTTCAGGCCGTAGGGCCTAGCATTAAAAACTCCTTCTCTAGGGTGCGACAGCACCCCAACTGATTCCCCGGACCTGTCTGGGCCGCAAGCGGGTTAGGGTCACGAAAAGGGACCTGTCTGGGCCGCAAGCGGGTTAGGGTCACGAAAAGGGACCTGTCTGGGCCGCAAGCGGGTTAGGGTCGATAAAAGGAACTTGTTAGGGTTAGGGTCGATATTTTATTGATCTTCATAGCGAATTCTCCACCCAAGGTTTGCTTGCATATGCAAATCATCCCCTGATCGAATTAGTATTAAATATACTGCACCAGTTGAAATATGTTCT